TTCAACATATGTTCTGGTATGTCGTAATTAGGCATTTTAGCTTTTACAGCATCACCTTTACCTGCTTCAATAGCTTTTAACATATTGTTAAATTTATCTTCATCAAGTTTTGGTTTGGCTGTTGGTGTAGATTGTTGTTTAACAGCATTAGCTACTTCTTCATATGAGGCAACTGATGTATCTAAACCAATACCAAGATTAGCTAAAGCACGGCCCCAAGCTGATGTTTCACAGTTTTCTACAAAACTTGTTTTGTTTATAAAGGACGAACCTTCTTTTTCATACGCATGCCCTGTGGCGCGTATGTTTCCATTCTCATCAAAAATTGTAGCTTTGATTACACAACGGTCATCTGTTAGTTCTACAACATCTGATGTAAGACACCAGCCATTATAGTTTGATCTAAAGTGTTTTAGTCTTTCGTTAACTTCAACGTATTCTTTACCTTTAATGTTAACTGTTTTTAATTTTGTCATTTTTTTCGTGTTTCATATTTGTTAAAAGTTTCGTGCATCTTTTTACCTGCACGTATTGCAAAAACAATTTTTAAGAATTTTCTGAACATAACTGGTCTACCTCTTAGAATAATAGCAAAGCCTATTTCTCTAAAAGTAGATATAAGAATACGTCTTACGAGTTTCTTATCTAGTCCAAGATCATGTGCAATTTCAGAAATAATCTTTCTTAGTTTAGTGTGGTTTGACATATATAAATATACAAAAAATGACTCTAAAAATCTAGAGTATTTTCTTTAAACTTTGTCAATTCACTAATAAAATTTAGTGTAACTACACCGACACCAATGTTACGACCTTTAGCAAAAATGATTTGAGCCTTACCTCTAGTATCATTACCGCTTTCGTCTTGATTAATGCCATAGTATTCAGGTCTGTAAACTAACGCTACAATGTCAGCTGCCTGTTCTATTTCACCTGACTCTCTAAGGTCAGATAATGTTGGCTTACTTTCAGCTCTAAATCCAACACCACGATTAAGTTGCGATAAAGCAACAATAGTGATATTTAATTCTTTCGCCAAGTTTTTGAGTGCCCTAGCAACCTTTGAGACTTCTTGTTCTCTGGTTCCTTTTGATCCGACACTCGCTGTGACAAGCTGTAAGTAGTCAACAAACACAAGCTTAATACCGCAACTGTGTACATATTGTCTAGTTTTTGATAGTAAATAATTCAATGATGTTTGTTTACATTCATCGATATAGATCTTTCGCTCTATTATGTCGCTGGCTGTATCATGAACTCGTTTAAGATCTTCATCTTTAAGTTCACCATTTTGTATCCAACGTATTGGTATTTCAGATTCAAGTGCTACAAGACGCATTATAAGCTGATTTACTGACATTTCATAACTAAATATAAGTGCAGGTGCATCAGCTACCTTTACTGCATTATATGCAAGATTTAAGGCAAGACTAGTTTTACCCATGGATGAGGCAGCACCAATAATTACAAGGTCTGTACCTTGCCAACCACCAGTAAAATCATCCAAAGATTTATAGCCAGTTGTTACACCAACAATACCATCAGTATTAATTCGTTTTTCTACGTCTTTTAGAAAATCCATCATCTGTGTTTTAATATCAGCAACATCAGAATCTTTTACAACTGATATTTTTGTATTCATCTTATTGATATAAGACAATACATCATCAACAGATTCACCATTTAGATATTTATTCTGTGCTTCTACAAGCAAAGTATGCATCTGTCTTTTACGACTTTCTTCATGCAATTGTTTTATACATGATTTTACCGAACTAAATACGCTATCTTCCGTATATATACTTGACAATTGAAGTTTTTCTTCATGATCACAGCCAAGGGCAGCAGACATTGACACTAGGTCAATATCTTTCTGCTCTGACTGAAGAACCAAAAACATCTCGTAGACACGTTTGTGAAACATATTATCAAAAATATTGACACTTAGTTTCTCAGCGTTTTCATAGTATAGTTCAGGATGCATCAAGAGTTTTGAAAGCAATGTGCGTTCTAACTCATATTTAATTAATTCATCGTGCATCACATTTTTTTGGGGCGTTAAATTTAATCATAATTTTTTATTTCACTAACATTCATGTTCATTGTTTCACAATCTTCTTTACATTTAGAACATTGATATTCACCAACATCAAGCGTGTATCCTTCATCATCTTCATAAAGCACCTTAGCTTCACAACATTCTGAAGCTGATGCTGTTTCCCAGCAATTATCTTCAAACCTACCAGAAGAGCTATTAGCTATAAGATGACCGCCAAAACACATACCTGGTTCATCATATTCTAATGAAAATTCAAGATTAGGATATTTGTTCATAATGTTTTGTATCCAAGCAATAGGTGGTGACCACGCTGTTTCAAAACCAACAGAAAAACACTGTGGTTCTGATTCATTTATATGCGGCCAACATGCATCCCATTTAGTGCCCCAATTATCACAACTCCAGTCATACCAATTAGGTTTATCGGATGGTGTTGTTTCTTCAAGTTCTTTAGGCATAGGATGTGTACCTACGAAAGAAAACTTTCCTTTTGTGGCTTTTGTTGATTTTTCTACAAAGTCTTGTAGTTCAGCAACATGCTCTTTTGTGCACATTACCTCTAAATGATTCCAACACCAATTAGGCATGTTCTTCTGTTTCAATCATTGTCATAAACTCTTCAGGAGTGCCTTCAAATGTAGGATCATTACTTTCATAAGTATCATATACTTCAAGATATATTTCTGCACCTTCTTCTATATATATTTTATATAGATATTCTTCTCCTACATCACTAGCGTTAGGACTATAAAGGTAGATACCTCCAGGGCCATCTTTAAAATGTGCGTACATTTGTGCAGCTAAACAACCAGGACCATTTGCTATTTGTTTTTCCTCGCCAAGTCGAATGCCATTTACTATTGTAAATTTACTAAGCCATTCTGCTAATTCATAGCCATGACCTGATGGGTATCCATCATACTGACGATACATGGTAGTATATATTTTTTCTTTCTTTTCTTTCGTTTGAAAGTCTTCATATCTTTCGATAATTTTTGTTAAACTTCTTGTTCCCATAATTTTATAATTTTATTTATTTAAGTTTTTATATAAAAATTTTATATAGTTGTTTTCAAATGTCTCTAAATTTTGATATTGTTCTTTAAAGTACATGTGTTTAATATTTACTGGTATTTGGTTTTTATTTAACCATATTAGCCAGTCTTCAAAATGATAAATTTTTGTTTTCATTTTTTTATTTCTGCAATGTATGCTTCGCTTTGCTCTACATCCATTTGTTTTAGTTCTTCTTCATAGATTTGATCCCAAATTTCTTGAGATCTTTCTTTTTGATCAATACTTGGTTGATTTATAGTTTCCCATAATTCATCTATGCCGTTTGCTTCAACCTCTATGGTTGTTGTGTAGGTTCTATCTACTATTACTTTATATTTTTTCATAATTATTCAAACATTTCTAGTTTAGCAATTAATTCTTTTGTGTATTTAGCTACAAGCCTTTTTTTGTAGTTTTTAGATAGCTCTCTTTCGTACTTGTATTGAGTTTCTGGTGGTGAGCTAGATTCAAAAAAATTGTCTTTATCAGCTGAGATAGCTTGTTTGTATTTCAGGTAGTTAGAAATGTAGTCGATAAAACTTGGAAGAGTTGTACCTAAATATTCAGCTATTTCTTTATGTATTTGAAACATTTCTTCTGCTTTTTGTTTAATGTACTTGTCAGCTTTTTGCTGTAGTTGTTTTTCAATTTCATTAGTATTTTTCATATTATTTAATTTTCTTCATTAATTTTAATTGTAAACCAAGATCCAGTAGGTGCATCATGGTGGTAACAGACTCCTTCGAGTCCATCACCATCCATCCACACATCTGTGCGACATTGTCCATTATGCATGAGCAATGCATTTGCTATTTTTTCAGGATCACTTGATGTCATGTATCCTGTTTGTCCTTGCCAGTTAGCGTTTTGAACTTCTACGTCCCAAACACTACAGCTCATATCTTTCAATGCACTTACCATATCATATATATAGTCTTCGTATTGAAATTCGTCATGCGTTTCTTCGTAGCTTGCTACGTATACTTTGTGATCTTTTACATCCATTATACTTCTTGTAAATTAACTAACATTCCTTTTTCCATCAATTGATCTTCAATTGTCTTAAAAGCTATCAGGTTCTTTTTATAGCCAGAACCTGTCATAAGGTTATCAATACCTTTATCTTCTATGTGGTTTGTATAATAAGTTACACCATTAAATAAACCCCATAAAGTATTACCTTTATTTTCAAATTCTTTTGATAAAGCATATGTAAAACCATCTAATTGGTTTTTCTTACGTGTAGAAGTTTCTGCTACTTTATCATTAGGATTTATTTTCATTACTTTTTGCATAACATTAGCAATGATAGTTTGATCAGCAGGCACTCTAGACATAGCTTTATATGTTAACATTAAGTTATCATCAAGTATAAGAGCTTTTTCAAATTCATTGACAGCAAACTTTAATCTTTCAGATGCACTCATAGTATGTCTAAACTTAGATAAGTCTTTCATAGCTTTATGAAAGGTGTTAGAACAGGATATAACCGTATTAGTAGAACCAAACCCTATAGAGCTTGATCCATCATGTGAGTTTAGACAGGTAATGTGACGTTTTAATGTATCACCATTAATATTATAATCTTCTAAAGACAACTGGTAGTATACCTTTTGTCCTTTAGTTCTACCCATAGCATTACCTTTGATGTCGCCACCAAAACGCATTTGTATTCTGACCATAATATCAGCTAGTTCTTCGTTTTGCATAGGCACATATCTTTCACCTACAGTGCTTAACCAAGCTTTATTGTCTGATCTAAACAGGCCATAACTACCTGTTTGTTTACCATCATCTGTTGATAATGGTTCTTTTGTTACTGTCCAACACGTTCCTGTTTCATACAGTGTGTCAAATACTTTTTCGTTTCTTAAATCCATAATTTTATTAAATGTGCCCTCCATTTCCGTCAGGCAGTTTATACATATATTCAGATTCCTCTGTGTGGTCTGTCCAATCTATTAAATCATCCATACCAAAACCATGTTCTAATTCACATCCGTCCATACTTTCTGCAAGTATATCAACCCACAGATCTTCATTTTCATGCAACCAATGTCTTACTTCATCCAATGGATCAATAAAATCTGGAACATCTATTACGACCTTGCCCACTTTATAGTAGACTTGTCGTTGATATAATTTAATTTTCATATTACTGGTATTGTTGATAACTTTTTATAATTTGTAATAATAGCACCGCCATCATTACCTTCATCATCCATAGATGGTATTAAAATACCACCATCATCAAGATGTATTGCAATAGGTGTTTTATACCACATCCATTCTTCTACTTCTTCTTTAGGAAGATATTCTACTTTTACAATAGTGCGACCAACAAGGTATTTATCTACCTTGTCAGTCCAATATTTTCTTGGATTTTTAATCATAATTTATTTAGTTTTAATTATTAATTCTATTGTTTCTATTAATTTATATTCATCAATACCTCCTAAATTATACTCTTCAAGCAAAAATTTAATGTTATCGAGTTTTATACTATCAATTAAATATTGATTTTTTATTTCATTTTCTGACATAATTTATTTAGTTATTAGTTCAACTGATGTATTCACTTGTGGGTTACCTTTGACAGCTATAGCTTCAAGTTTTTTAAGCCCACGTGTGTGTTTGGATAACTTGTTAATAGTCTTTGCGCATTCATTTATCCATTCCTGCTTTACAGACTCATAGTTATCACCTTCTTCTAATTCTATGGTAACACCATAGTTCCATTTAACTGACTCGAAGTTACCCGTATTTACGGCTTCAGAGCAGTTTACATTTAACTGTAATACTTTCATATTTGTTTATTTAAAATGAATTGCGTTTATACTCTGATTCATATTCTTCAATCCTTTCAATTACATTTTCGTACCATTCGTTTGCTACATTTATCAGCAGATCTTGTATGTCAATATCTCCGTATTTCATACTTTTAATTTCTACTTCATAATGCGGTGGTTGTTGCCAATCACCTGTATCAACGTGGTATTCGTATTCGATGTAAATACCGTATGTTTCATATGTTCCTTTTTTTACCATATTATTTAATTTTTAATTTTTCTATTAATCTATTATATCTGTATTTAAGTTCAACCCTGGCATGACCAAGGTTGCGCTTAAATTTATTTTCATCAAACTGTTCTACAGTTCTTTGTAACTCACGAAGTTGATTAAGAATCTTTTGTCGCATAATTTATTTTCATTTCTTGATTAAATAATCTATTAACTAAGGTCATGTACTCTGTCATGTCCTGTGTTTTTAAAAGCTGTGTTTCTACCATATTTCTAGCAGAATCTAATTGATCTTTTGTTTCACAACTTTCAATTACTTTTACGATTTTATCATAATTTTCATTATACTTCATAGCCATCATCTGTATAGTTAGTGTATAAATGATCTAGTTCCTCTTCTGACAAAAAGCTTTCAGCTTGTTTTTCAGCAATTTCAGGTTCCATAATAGTTCTCTCAGCCAACTCTTTAGCTTTTTTAATAGCGAATCCAAGTTTAATGTTATACTGAGTGCACTTGCTTGCATAGTGATCACCATATTTTTTTACATGTTCTTTATTTTCTTTAAACTCATCACTTTGTGGAATGATGGTAAATGCAACATAGCCGTCATCTGCAGCAATACGTTGTAATTCTTTCATTGAAACTAAACAGTTAACTTTAGTTTTTCCGTTGTTGGTAAATGATTGAAATTTACCTTTAATTAAATTTGACATAGTTTTATTGATTTAAATATTAAGAATTGAATTTTTTCATTAGCGATGTGCCAATAGTAAAGATCAGCCCTGTTAGTATGGCTGTAACCATACCTGAGAATGTGCCCAGGAATAGTAGTGGTAGTCCGAATGTTAGCAGGACATCCCACAATACATTTGTTTTCATAAATGTTTTTCTTGACATTACCTTGCGTAAGATCAAGTAGAAACCAGCAGCGCTAGCTGCACTCATCCATATTATACTCATAATTATTAGTTATTTAAGATTATCAATTTTATATTTAAGCTTGGTTATTTCGTCTAACCTTGCTATCACTGTTTCATCATAAACATCTGATGTGTATTGAGATACTTCTTCACGAAGTTCTTTTAGTCTTTTGTTTATGTATAAGTCGATTTCACCAAGAGCGTACAAGGCGTCTAAGCCACGATCTATTATGTCTCTTTCTCTAGTTTTCATAATTCAAATGCTTTATTAATATTAGTTTTTATTTCTTCAGCTTTTTTTTGTCTGTCTACCCATTTTTTACCACGCAGTCCAGGATATTCTTTTTGCAAAGCACGTGAACAGCGTTCTATTGATTTAGGTTTGGGAAATACTTTAGTAATAAACATCATATGTAACAGTTGTTCTGCTAACATTTGTTTATCTTCCATAGATTCCCATATTATTCGAGCAACTAATCGTTGATCATCATCACGGTATTTATTTTCCGTGTCATTTAAGAGTAGGTTATATACTCTATCTTTTACTGTCTTTCCCATAGTGGTAGTTATAAAGAGCGTAGCAGTAAAATACCACTACGCCTATTAGTAATTTAATTGTCATTATTTTAAGAAATCACCAAGCTTATTACAAGCTATTTGGTAGTTAGACATTTCTTTTTTCTTGAACTTAGCAAGGTAAGTATTGATAAATTTACGCTTGCGTTTGTTGTATGATGAATTAAAAGCTTCAACTATTTTTTCAAAGTTGATAAAGCTATCAGCTTTTTTAGTTTCACCGTCAAGGAATGTGATAGTCATCGATACCTTATCAGTGCTTTTAATAATCATAGAAGCATTTTCTCTACGAAAAGCTTGGTGTGCTCTTTCGTATGGATTAGCTTTTACTGCAGCAAGCAGATTGTCATATTTATGAGAAAGTAGGAACTCGTCCCACTTTTTATCTGATGTTGCTGCTTCAAGGTATTCAAGTTTGATACCTTTGTTGTCCATCGCTGATCTATCGTTCAGCAAATAGTTTCTAATTTCATTAGTTTTCATATTGGTTTCCCTATTAGAAGTACTCAAGGGTTCCTAGTTTTTAGAGTACTGGTTAATTATTGGTATTTCTTTTAATATTTTTTTATAAATTTCCATTG